CTCGGTTCATCTCCGAGAGGACATCTACAACAAACTGAAGGAGGCCGCTGGTAGCCGCAAGGCATCGGCCTTGGTTCGGGATGCCATCACTATGATCATCGAAGGTGATGACTCCTTCAACGGCGGCTACAACAAAGCAGTCCGAGACATGATCTCCCATGTTGAGCAGGATCAGTGGTGCCAGTCCATCGGTGTGGATGGGGTGACCATAGCGGCTCACTTGGTAGGTGAACTGGAGAAGATGATCGTTAGCCAGAAGGTGAACGCATGACCGACCGTGAACTACTTGAGGCCGCTGCGAAGGCGGCGGGGATTGATATTGAATGGCAATCCGGCGCCTGGGCGCATAACAACGAAACAGGGTGCGAATGGAACCCCCTCACCAATTCCGGCGATGCACTGGAGTTGGCGGTGAAGTTGCGTTTGGACATCGGCTTTGAGAAGCTGCACATGGTCAGCGTTTGGTGCCGCTCCGTGGACGACTGGGTTACTGAACACTGTGACGACGGCATGGGATCGGACATTGCCGAGAAAACCCGCCGAGCCATCGTCCGCGCAGCAGCATCCATCGGAAAGGAAATGAAATGAAACTATCCGTTTCCCCAACCCGCGTCGAGATCGTTAACAAGGAGATCGACCGCCTCGTTGCAACAGTGGTGGCCGTTGATGATTCAGCGGTCAAGGTGGAGTTTTTCCAGGCAGTAGACTGGAACGAATGGCTCAACCTGACCGACGCCGTGCGTAAGGCTATGCACATGATGGATAAGGGGGCAGTATGAACACAGGTGGGCCAGCGTTCCCGGTACAGGAAGCGATGTTTGAAAAAACGCACCCCTGCATGACCCTGCGCGATTACTTCGCGGCCAAGGCCATGCAGGGGCTAATTGCAAGCCCCCGTGGGCCGGCGTCTGGGGAAGATGCCACCGACAAGTGGGTCGCCAAAACCGCCTATCTCGTGGCCGACGCCATGCTTAGCCAGCGAGAGAAGTCATGAACGAAGACATCATTCGCATGGCACGGGAGGCTGGTCTTCAGGAGTACCTGATGCGCGTCTATCGGGCCGAAGAAGGCATCCATCACTTCGCCGCCCTTGTCCGTGCAGATGAACGAGAAGCCTGCGCTAAGGTGTGCTACGAATTGCCGTGGAAAGACATGGACTGCATTCCGTCAAACCTTGCATTTGCCGCCGCCATCCGCGAAAGGAAATCATGACCCCCTTCCACGACTACTCCTACTACCTCCAAGTAGCTGAGAGAAACCTCAAGCAACTGGAGGACAAGTGTCTACACAACAAATTTGATGGCGTAGACCAGCATGTGTCTGACATCATGAGAGCACTGTCTGGTGTTCTTAGGTGGGTGGAGGAGGTTAATAATGACAAAGGATGAAATTCAAGCATTGGCATATAAGGCCCAGATAAAACCAATGTTGGTGGACGGCAGATGGGGCATTACTAACATGGAGGTGTTTGTCGATCTTTTATTGAAAGAAGAACGAGAAGCCTGCGCTAAGGTGTGTGACGCCGAAGTGCAAAGCCGCCAGGAAGCGGCCCATAGAAATCACGGCACTGGCACCCCCGCTTATGGCAGACAAATGGCTGGGGTAAACGCAGCCACGAACTGCGCCGCCGCCATACGGGCACGAAACAATGTTCAGCAAGAACCACAAAAGTAAGACCGCCGTCGAGCGCATGCACATAGCCCGCATCAAAGAGATGCCGTGCGGGGTGTGCGATGCGCCGCCGCCTTCAGATGCCCACCACATTGAACAAGAAAGCCACCTACTTGTAATCCCTCTGTGCCGGGATTGTCATCAGGGTTCTTTCAATGGGTTGCACGGGCAAGCACGAATCTGGAAGACACTGAAGAAAACCGAGATGACCGTACTCAATGAAACCATCAGGAGAATGTATGACTGATCTTCGTACTGCTGCCCTTCGGGCGCTGTATGCGTGGGATACCACCCCGCTTCTTAAGGCCGGAGATGGAATGCTCCAAGAGCGCATGGAAGACTTGCGCGCCCTAGCCAAGCCAGAAGACAAAGCCCAAGCAGCCTTTGAGCATTGGCTGGTGGAAAAACTGCTTACCGTTACGCAAGCACAGGTGGCACATCGAGCACAACGTATGCGTGATGCGGGGTACACCCGCAGGCCGACGCTGCGAGAGATGGCAGAGCCGGCGCAGGCCACCAACTTCCCAGAAGAAAAACTGCAAGCGATAGCCGAGTACCTTGGCGATACGTACCATGTTTGGTACGGTATCGGCGCTCGTGATGTGGAAGAAGTGCTCCGTCAGTCTGTGCGTCGTGGGCTGGTCACGCTCAATTTCGACACTGGGGAGCAGCCGGAGCCGGAGGCGGTGGCCGTGAAGCAGCACGACCCCAACATTCACATGGTTGGGCCCAATGATGGTGGTCGGGTGTGGATTGAAGAACTTTCACCGATTCCGGTTGGCACCAAGCTGTACGCCGCTCCACCCCGCCGCGAGTGGCGAGAGCAGTGCTGGTATCCAGACTGCGTGGACAACGGGCCAGAAGGCAAATGCACCCGCTGGCTATTGGCCGAGTGCTCAAAGAGTTCAGACTTCAAACCCCATCGTTCAGCTAAGCAGGAGAATGTATGACTGATCTTCGTACTGCTGCCCTTCGGGCGCTGGAGCGGTTGATTGTTCACCATCGGACATGGGATGCGCGAGATGATCTCAACGCCATCACCGCCCTGCGTGACGCCCTAGCCCAGTCAGAAGACAAATCCCAAGCAGCCTTTGAGCATTGGGTTGAAACAGTAGAGGCTACGCAAAAGCCAGAGCAGTCAATTATCAAACCCGAGATAAAGGACGATAAACTCTTCGGCTACTTCCGGGCAGAACCTTTCGGCTGGACCGACTGCGCCCCTACGGATGAAGGGGCTATACCGCTCTATACCAAAGTAGATTCCCAAGGGATAGCAAAGCAAATTCCGCCAGAGGCACAGACCGAAGCCGAGAAAATTGCTTACTGTGCGGGCTGGTGGGCGGCGATGCAGAGGATGCGAGAGCAGGCCGAGCCGGTGGCGTGGCGCACATTTGACGGTGAGGGAGGATATGACTACCGTACCTACGACGACAACGAAAACTACCGTGATGAGTGGGATATGCGAAACCCAAACCATAAAGGATGGGTTGAACCACTCTACACCCACCAGCCCCGCCAGTGGCAAGGACTGACAGACGATGAGCGTGACTACTTCAAAGCCTGCGGGTTCGTGGGTGTCAAAGCAGTGGAAGAAAAGCTGAAGGAGTTGAACACATGAATACATCAGTAATGATGCGCTGCCCAAAATGCAAACAAGCCAGTGAATTGTGCAATCTTCATTTGTTAGACAAATCTTTTAAGCTCACATGGGTGGGGCTTACGGATGAGGAGATTGCCGAACTCGCTCTGCAAGAACAACTGCTTCTGATTTGCGACGACTTAGAGTCTCTAACTCAGATTGTCCGCGCAGCAGAAGAAGCCCTGCGTGCGAAGAACTACACCCTGGCCTGCATTACGGCTGTTCCTCCGGGTTAAAGATATAGAGGGAAAAAAAGGGTTATAGAGGGAAAACCTGTGATGACCTGTGTTCCGCATGATATACTTTCTGTATGTCCATACAGGAGTTGTTATGCAGAGACGGTTCGTTCAATGCGATGCGATCACAGGTGAAATTGTTGAGGGCACTATGGCATACATGCCGCCCAAACGAAAGAACGGATACACCATGTGGATCGCACTCAACCAAGAATCCGTGGACGCCATATGCAGTGAAGAACTGTCTGGCTCTGATCGCCGCGTTCTGATGGCGCTAGTCGGCGCTGCGGACATGGAAAACAAGATCATGATTTCACAGACGCAGATGGCAGAGAAGTTGGGCATGGCCCCGTGCAACTTCACCCGCTGCGTATCGCGCCTTGTCAAACTTGGCTTTGTTGTGAAGGAGGAAAAGGCTGGTCGTTTCCAAATCCTTTCCCTTGGCATCCAGCATTTCTGGAAGGGTGATGCCCGCAAGCACAAGCAGATGATGGCAGAGATGAACAAGCCCCAACGGGCACAGGCGGCAGTATGAACGACCCCTTCAAAATTAACGGGCCTACCTGCATCTCCTTCTCAGGAGGGCGTACCTCTGCGTACATGCTGTGGCGTGTGCTTCAAAGCAATGGTGGCTTGCCTGATGAAGCCAAGGTGTGCTTTTCCAACACTGGCAAGGAAGAGGAAGCCACACTCAGGTTTGTAGATCGGTGCAGCAAAGAGTGGGGCGTGCCGATTACTTGGGTGGAGTACCGCGTCGGCCCTGCGTTTGAAGTGGTTACGTTTGAATCCGCCAGTAGAAACGGTGAACCGTTTGAGGCAATGATCACCAAGAAGAACTACCTGCCTAACCCAGTTGCGCGTTTCTGCACAGAAGAACTGAAAGTCAAAACCATCAACAGGTACTTTGACTCCATCAATTTTGAGCCCGATACGATGGTTGACGTTCGCTCCGATGAGCCGCGCAGACTGCCAAGGTTACGCGCTCGGGGCCTGCTTGTCCCGCTGGCTCAGGCCGGTGTTACGCAAGCAATGGTGCAGAAGTTTTGGAAAGACCAGACGTTTGATCTGGAACTTGAGTTCCACGATGGCGTCACAGCAGCGGGTAACTGTGATCTATGCTTCCTCAAAGGCGCAGGACAGATACTGAGCCTTATCAAAGCCAAGCCCGAGCGGGCAGTCTGGTGGGCAAACATGGAACAAAAAATTGACGCTACGTTCCGCTCAGACCGACCCTCCTACGCCCAGATGGCAAAGTTTGCCGAGCAGCAGATGGATATGTTCTCCGACGAAGAAGGCATAGCCTGCTTCTGTGGGGATTAAATCTTCGCCATCTCCCGCAGTTCCTTGACGTTCACTGCTTCATGGACTTGCGCACTTCCTCGGCCTGCTTGGCTAGGTCAGACATGATGAGCTTCATACGCTCGATGGCTTCTTTCTTCTCCGCGCCATCCATGTCCTTGTCGTTCGTAATCAACCGAATCTGCTTTCGAACATTGGCAATGTTCTTGGCAGTCTTGTCGTAGAACTTAGCCAAGGCAATCTTGTCACCCTTCTCTTCCAAGATCTCTTGAACCTTCTCTGCGTCACCCATCTCACGATAGTGGCGCATGTCAGCGTAGGCTTGGGAGATCTCTTTGGATGCGTTGTAGAACTGAGTGACGTAGGCCGACTGAGGAGCGGGCAGTTCTCTCGCCAACCCTAGGCTTGCGCGATCCAACCAACGAGCATCAGGGTACTCGCCTTCCTTGAAGGGCATCACGGCATACGTTGAGGTAACGGAAGCCATAGCACCCAGCCACCCGAAGTATCCCTTCAGCATGTAGTCCATCTGAACTGGAGACAACTGGAACTTCTCAGGGAACAAACTTGTCACCCCGCCAAGCGCAATAGCCAGCGGACTGGTCTGATCCGTTGCCCGCTCTTGCTTGGACAACCTCTCCAAGCCAGCAGATTCAATCGGCGCACCGCTGAACGAATCTTTGTTGGCATAGATGTCAATCAGCGGCTTGAACATCTGCGGTGTCGGGTTCAAAGAGAACGTATCCCACAAAGTTCTACCAAGGCTTTCGCCAAACTGTTTTCCTTCAGCGCCCTGATCCAAAATTTGTTCAAGCGTCCGTTCAACCAGCGTACCAAACGCGCCTACCTCAAACGGCTTGGGCACCCGCAGGGCTACGTCCATGCCGGGTAACTTGATCCACCAGAAGTTGTCCCGGTCCCAAGCATCACGCTTCTTGAAGTCCTCGTCATCCTTAAACGAGAGGTACAACAAAGCAGAAGCCAGCATCACAGCGGTAGTGATGGTTGCAAACTGGGCCGCACGGATCTTGTCGTTGGCATCAATCTCTTTGCCGGTCGTGGCGTTGTACAACACCCGTGTTGTCGGGATGATCCCGTCTCGTCCAAGTTTGTACAGGCCCTGGATGCGGGCGTTCATGAACGGCACCACCTGGGTAAAGAAGCGGAACGCGGGCCAAGACCCTTGCATGGAGAAGTCCAGCAAGTCACGCGCCATGAACGAAGCCTGGAGATGGGTCATCCCCTTGTCTCGCATCTGTTGATACAGAGACAAACGGTTCGCCGCTTCAGACTTGTCGCCCAAATTTTGGTACGCATCCCAAGCAGTCTTCAGTCCCTTGGTAATCTTTTCCTTCGTATCAAGGATGGAATCACTTGGCACACCTTGGTCCAGCAGGCGCTTGATTAGCTTAGCCTGATCGCCCTCGTATGCGGAACCAAAGTTGAAGATCGCTCCACCAGCAAGGGCAGATATGTAGGTAGGACTGTCTTTGTCAGAAAGGCTAATTCCTTTCAACACGTTGGCTACGGGGTTCTTCTTCAGATCACTGACTGCCATCGCGGCAACAGAGTCTCGGATCAGGTTGTTCACCTTGAAGATCGGTGATGCCGTCACGCCGTACTGCAGCATGTTTTTGAAGTCGCGCATCAGTAGGATGAACTTGCTCTTTGGTCCAAGGTAACCAATAGAACTGATGGAATCCATCAGCAGATCATCGGTAACTTTGAAGTACATGGGCTGGCCGTCAACCATGATCTTTGCCATGCCTGCGTCTTGTTTCGTCAGGTCTGGTCGCAATTCGCCTTCTGCGTACTCTCTGCCGTCTTCATCCACCTTTGCCTCAATAGGCTTGCCTGACTTGATGGAGTAGACCTTTCCGTCCTTCCACTCAAGCCCAGTCTTCAGGTTGGGAACAGCAGCACCCAGTTCCACCGCATCATCCAGCGTGGTCTTGGCCGCTGCGTTCTTCATTGAAGCAGACAAGATGTGGCTCCAGTTGCGAACTACGTTCTCCATCAGGTCACCGAAGGGCTTATCGCTTCCCTTCAGTTCCTTGGAGAAGTCCTGGCTCGTCAGGCCGGAAGCAGTCTGAGCGCCAGCAATCGTTCCATCCTCTTCCATCTTTTTGTAGAAGGGGACGTAATAGATGTCACCGCTAAATTTGTCGTAACCTTTCTGGTCGATGAGCCCCTTAGCCAAGGCAATGTCCAGCACCGACTTGTTCAGTTGGTTCATCTGCCTTAGCACATCTCGGTACACCTCTGCCCGAGGCTTGCCGTTCAACTCACCGGCAGAGAACTCATCCCTGCGAGCAACAAGTTGATCCATGTTGTCAATCTTGCTGCGCTTTTCTTCCGGCAAATTTGATTCGCGGTTCAGCGCCACCCACATCAGATAGCTGTCCAGTTCATTGCCAAGCGGCTTGAGGATGTCCATCATCCCCTTGGTCTTGGCCTTGATGTTCAGTGCGCCGCCGTCATCAAACACTTGGCCGTGGAACAGCAGCCCCTCAAGCCCGCCGTCAACAGATTTGGACAGACGCGCCTGCATATAACCAAGCGGACTGTACTCCTTGATGGTACGGAACTGGTCGGCGGTATTCTGCGCAACGCGCTGCCAGAACCGATCTTTCATCCCATCAATACGGTCAAGGATGGTCTTGTTCTGTGCGAAGAAGATCCGTTGAGCTAGGTTCTTCAGGTCTTGCTTGACATGGCCCAAGCCCTTCTCTGGCATGGGTTGCTTCTGAAGCGCCTTCTGTGCAGCGGCCTTGATCCCACCTATGCTCTTACGGATGTCAGCATTTGTAAGGCTGTAGTCTCCGTTGTTTCCGATGGCAGATTTGATCTGAGTTGGTTTGAAAGCAACGTAAACCGGCACCTCTTCGTCGTAGGCCCCCGAGTGATACATTGAATAGTCGTAGGTTCGAGGAAGAATTACCCCATCGCGCCCCTCGGTCTGGGCTTGTTCGATCAAGTCAAATATCTCGCCAACGTCCTCAATCAAACGATTTACAACTAAAGGGTTCTTCAGCGACAGGTACACCGGCATGATGTTCTCGCCGCCCTTGCGAGTGTCAGTCGCCTCGTCGTACCCATCTCCAGCCATGGCGGCAAAGTCTTCTGCCCGACCAGGGGTGGATGTGAAGAAGAACGCTTTCTCAGTGCCGCCCATTGTCTCCGCAATGTTTTCTGACCCGCCAAATACGGAAAAATCTCTAGCAGTCCCGTGGTACACAACTAATGGTTCGCCCTTCTCATCCACTACTTTGCTGTCACCAAACCAGCGGAGGAAGTTAGCGGTAGCCCTATCACGCAGGCTCTTTGCTTCGCCCTTAGCCTCGCGTGCGCCAGCCTTCAATTCACCTTTCTCAACCTTGCCAAAGATTTGCTCAGGTGATTCAACCTTCGTAAGCGCAGATTTAATGGACTGGAACAAGTCCTTCATCCGCTTGAGCAAAGCCTGGATCAACCCAGCGGGCGGCTTCGTGGCATCGAAGTCAGCAAAGGCATCGCTCACCGCTTCTTCAGTGATCTTCTCCATGTCCCCGTTGTACTCACGCATGTATGCGTCATACCGGGATTCTTCCCCTGCCTTCAGGGGCTTGCCGTCTACGTTCCTTTGCTTGAGGTACTGGTCAATCCACTTGTCCTTTGCCATCTTGGACAAAGAACTCCACTGTGCATCAGTGAAGAAGCCCAGTTCTCGCAGGGCGTGGATAGCCTCGTGCCTCAGAGTCCGAACGGGGTTCGCGGCATCAGCGGCAATTCTGATGATCTGCGCGGCATAGGAGCCGGAATCAGTCATCCCGTCCAGAATCTTCAGGCCCACATCCTTCAGGCCAAACTTGTTCAGGAGACTGCGTAGGGTCTGCTCAAAGGCTTGTACTTGCGCACGCTCTCCGCCAAGGGATTTTTTCTCGCCCTTAAACAGATCGCCCATGCCGGTCATCTGTTCTTCTGCGCTCTTGCCAAGCTCAAAGTCTTTCACAGACTCATCTGCACGAGCCTTCTCTTCCTTGGCTTGCTGCTCCTTACGAAGACGCTCTTGCTCTGCGGCCTTGGCTTTCTTTTCCTCGGCAGCGGCTTTTTCAGCTTCTTTTTGTTTACGAGTTACTTCTTCGGCGGTGTATCTCGCAAGCCCCTCAGTGCCCTCTCCAGTTTCAGGAACCGCTCTCGTTTCTGCGGGTCGGCCTGGAGCAGTTTTCTGAGCACGTTCTCTCTCTTGCTTCTTTTGGACTGCATCTGCTATCTCCGTTTCGTCAAATCCAAGCCCACGCATTCCTGCTGCGTATTGCTCATCTGTCTGCGGCTTAGCAGGCGCAAACACATCAATGTCTTCATCCGTAAGCAAGTCACCTTCATAGGGCGTCAAGCCAGCTTCACGCGCCGCGTTGTCACGCTCGGCCTTCAGTTCTTCTTGTTGCTCAAGCCAAGCCTGCCGGTTTGCTTCTTCGTCGGTTTGCCTTTGACTTTCTTGCTGCTCAAGCGTTAAAACTTCCTCGCGGTTGAGCGCCGCCTTGATCATGTCCTTGGCGCGTTCACCGGCTTCTTTGTAGTCACGCTCAACAGACCCCGGCTCAAGGTATCCGGCTTCTTCTAGCATGGTGGCAATCAGAACGTAGTCACTCTCGCCTCCCTTGCGGAACAGAGTGCCAACGCCTGGAACCATCGGGTTGCGCCACATGGTCAATGGGCGACCGTACTTGTCCTTGCGCTTGGTGATAAATTTTGTGGAGAACTCAGACAACAGAGACAGATCAAGCCCACCAAGCCGATTGCTGACATCGGCCAGCATGGTTGAGCCCATAACAGTATTAGGCTGCTTGCGGAGAGCGGCAGCTTTTGCTGGCTTTGCCGTAGGCGCTTCTGCTTTGGGCGCAGCGGCTTCTACAGTGGGTGCTGCGGGGGCTTTCTGTGTAACGTCAACAAGCCGAGACAACTCACCAATAGTTTCAGTGCGCAGAGTTTTGAGCGCGTCTTCATCCCACCCTTGATCGTTGAGTTTCTTCACTCGCGCCTGTGCGGCTTTCTTCTGAGCAGCAGTTTTGGCTACGCTCAATGCTTGCCTTGCGCTGTAAAACTCAGTGGCAACTTCCTTTTCAAGATCAAGCGCACGGTCAAGCGCCCGCTGTGCTGCTGCGGAATCTTTAACCTTGATTGGAACCAAGTTACGCAGTACGGGAGGGCCATCAAAGAGAGGATGTCCAGGCACTTCCATTGAGTACGTTACGTCTTCCTCAATGGTTTCGCCGCGCAACTGCGCCGTAACGTCAGCAAGTTTTTTGACCCACGCTTCAGGTACCGCTTCACGATTGGCCTTCTTGGTTTCAATCATGTCAGCGATCATCTGGCGCTTTTCTTCTAGCGCTTTCTTATCGCTTTCGGCGGGCGCAGCAGGCTCTTCCACCACAGGCGCAACGGCTTCTACCACCGGAGCAGGAGTTACGAGTTCACTATCTTCCGCAACGCTAGGCTCAACTGCTGCTTCTGCCACAGGAGCCACGGGCGGTGCAGCGGGCGCTTCGGCGGCAGGCGGAACGGGCACTTCTGCTACAGGGGCAACGGGCGGTGCGGCAGGTTCTACGGGGGCCTCTGCCACGGGCACTTCGGCGGCAGGTACTTCTGCCACGGGAGGCGCTTCAACCGGCGGCTTCAGGCTCTGAACAAACTCCAGAATCTTCGGCTTTGATTCTTCAGATGCGTACTTGTTGGCGTAGGTTTCCAGTTCCGTTGCAACCGCAGGATCATCAAGTGACTTTCCTTTGATGCGCCTTGCCACTGCTGCCGTGGGCTTGATGCCCAACTCTGTCAGGAACTCAGGCGTGATTTCAAAAGGAAACTTGCCAGATGGCTTCATCCGCTCAGCAGACTCAATGTTCATCCGGTCTTGAATTTCTTGGATGAACGTCAGTTCTTGTTTTACTTCTTCTGTCTGCCGTTCCTTGAGCAACTTTTGTTTGCGCTGCTCCATCAAGCCATAGCCGTTTGTCTGTACAGCCATGTCCATGATGCGGGACATCATGGGAACTTCTTCAACAACAGGCGTTTCTGCAACAGACGGAGCGGGCGCTTCTTCTTCAACGGGTTTGCCGTTGATAAATTTCTTGCCGTTGATGATCTCAATTCTGTCGCCGGGTGTACGCAATGCTCCAGCTACACCACCCAATCCAACGCCACCAACCGCTGCCATACCAGCAGTCTGCCCCAAGCCTTCAAGCAAACTTTGCTCAGGCTTCACCTCGCGCATGGCAAGGTTGGCACTAAATTTACCGCCAGTCTCTTCGGCAATCTCACTTGCGCCTTCACCAGCAGCGCCCTTCAAAGCACCAACCACCCGCCCGCTTGTGCCCTTAACACCAGCAAAACTTTCTTCCAGCGTCCGTGCGCCAGGAAGTCTTTGGGCCAAGAGAGAAATGATCGCACCACTTGCACCAGCAGCACGCGCCAAATTTATCGCGCCCTGTGCAGCGTCAGCATCAGTAGCGCCTTTGCTAACCAGTTCCTTGTAGATGTCCTCGTAAGCCTGTGAACCTACGTCAGCACCTTGCTGCACCGCTCCAGCGCCGATAGCTGCCTTCGTGCCACGTTCAGCGGCGGCTTTGGTTACGGCTTCTACAGCTTCCTTGGCAGCGGTGCCAGTCAACCCTTGCGCGGCGGCAGTGGCCTTGGCAGCAGTACCAATCTGCGCAACCCTAGCCGCACCAAACGGAACAAGAAGTTGAGGAGCCTGTTCAGCAAGAAAAGAAGTAAGAAGCGCCGGGTCTTTGACCGTTTCACCAAAAGCAGTCTTGAACGCTTCCCACTGCCCCTTCTGTTCAGCGGTCTGAATCTTCTGCGCCCGCTCTTGCTCACGCGCCTTCAGGCCGGCAGACTTCATCTCCTCGCCGTACTGACGAATATCCTTGCCAAGCCCAAGCGCGCCAGTGTCAGCAAAATTACCAGTGGCTAGGCCGTACAACTGCCCCGGCAACTGGACAAGGTTACCTGCTCCGCTGACAACACTGGCGGCAATGTCCTTGGCAGCTTCGCCAAAGGTGCGTTCTTTGGGAGATGTCAGCCCAATGCGCCCGTAATAGTCCTGTATAGGGATGTCAGAGTAGAACTTCGCATGCAACGCATCTGCAAGTTGCTTGTCACTCAGATCCTTATATTGCGGGTATTGAGCGCGGACCTGTGCGATGTTCATGCTTACTTCCTAATTCCAAGGGGATCGCTTGCGTTTCCGGTGGGTGCCGCAGTAGGAGCGCCCATCAACTCTCTTCGCCTCTGGGCAATTTTGTCTAGCGCCTCATATATTGGCTTCTTTTGAGAATCTGTCATGGCAGACTCCAGTCTCTTATGTAGATCCTGCTGCTCATCCTTCAGGGCGCGAAGTTCAACAGAAGTTTCCTTTGGATCAATACCATACATGGTTCGGTATTGCTCAGGTTTTTCGCTATACAAGCGAACACGCTGTTCAAAATCACTTGGCTTGCCTGCACTAATAAGTGAAGCCCTTGCCTGATCCTGCGTGGCCTGTGTCTTGAGAACTTCCAGTTGGTAGTTGCGCTCTGCCGTCTGCCGATCTTCCTTGGCCTTCTGGTAGAACCTGTTAACGCTTGTGATCTGATCTTGCAATGCCCGTGCGGCGGCAACATCACCCACTGCAATCGCCGTGTCGCGCTCACGTTGCAACTGGCGCATCGTATCCAGAGCATTGAGTTCTTGGTCGTGCAGGCTCTGAGCGGTTTGGAACTCTTTGCGTGCTGCCGCTTCATCAGCCTTGCGGCGACCCATGACATCAGCAATACCGCCTGACAGTGAGCCAATGCTCTTGCCCTTGCGGGTATCAATACCTGCTGCAATACGGAACAAGGCTTCTGGGTCAGAAAAGATATCGCCCTTAGCCCGCTGTACCGCTTCGTCACGCAGACGTTGTGCTTCTTCCATCCTTGACTGAGCACGAGTTTGTCTGCCCGACGCAATTCCTTCAGCGCCTTCTCGCTCAGCTTTGCGTGCTGCTGCCACCGCTGGGTCAACTGCCTGCCGCCCTTGGATGACTTTTAGTTCTTCTTCCCTAGACTTGTCAAGATCAACCAAATTTTGCAGACCTTGCGCTTGCGTAGTTGCTGCCTGCGTGGGCGCAGCTTGTGCCGCTTCCTGACGTTGCTGACGTTGCTGCGATTGCCCAATTCCCAAATTACGCGCTGCTGCCACCGTGGCGGGCGTAATGCCTCGCGTGTCTTGCATGCGCGTAGGCGTAGGTGCAACATCACGTTGCCGTGATGTATCTGCGTAAGCAAGCTCAGTCTCACGCTTCAGTGCTTCACCGGCTTCAGTTGGAATTTGACCGAAAGATTGACGCTGTTCATCAAATTTAGCCATCGCCCGTGCGCGGCTAATCTTTTCTTCTCTCACTGCCGGAGAGTCATAAGGACTTAGATTGATGCCGTATTTACGCGCAAGTTGGTAGTCAGGGGCGAATCCCAAAGTTCTTCCCCCGTCTTGAAACGCAACTGCACCGCCACCAGCGTAGCCTTGCATGATGCCGCCCTGCGCTGCCATGACGGGCCGCTGCGCTGCCGCTGCCGCTGCCATCACATCATCTTTTACCGTACCCGTTTGCTGCGCTGCCGCTGCCATAGCGTTTTGCCCCTCTTGGGCTTTACGGGTCTTTTCAACTTCAAGCGCATCAGTAATCTTGCGTAGCAAAACACCTGACGGTTGTCGTTGAAAGAGCGCGGTTAGTTGCGGTAGCGATAGCCCGTTATATCGGGCAATTTCTGCACTGGGCGTAGAAGAACTCTGCTGCGGCATCATCCCCGGCAACTGTTGAGGAGCCTGACCGGGCATCAGCGATTGGATTCCTTGCATATCAACTCCCCGGTTTGTTCAGCAAGTTGTACAGCGCCAGACCAGATAGCCCGCCTTGCATCAGTGAACCCAGAATACCCTGGCCTTCGTCATAAGACTTTGCTTCGAGGGGCAGACCCTGCAGCAAACTTTGCTGGAACGTAGCCTGCTGGTATGGGTACTTCATGGATTCTTGGAACTGCTGGTAAGCAAAGTCAAGCGGATTTTGCGCTTGTTGCTGTTGTGTCGCCCCTGCTGCCAGTTGTTCACGCAGCCCCGAGATGCCCGCCTGTTGCTGCGCCGTACCCAAGTTACCAAGCGTTTGTGCTGCGCTCAGTTGCTGTTGAAGCCCTTGAAGGCCAAGATTTGCACCAAACTGCCGGGACTGTTCTGCTTGCCGAGCCGCGTCCAAAGCCGCTTGCTGGTTGGCTTGCTGCGCCGTCAGACCAAATTGTGCAGCTTGTTGAGCGGATGTCAAACCTTGCTGAGCGCCGAACTGTCGAGACTGCTCACCGGCTCGTTGAGCCTCAAGGCCAAGCTGTGACTCTTGCATGCGCTGTTGCATGGCTCGGTCATACGCAGATTGCAAGCCCTTGGTGGTGATGTCCTCAAGTTGCGTACCAAGATTACGCGCAAGTTCCGCCCGCATTATTGCGTCCCGGCTACCACCAAACGCACCAGCTTGGGCCATTTTTGCTTGTTGCGCCGCGCCTGTGATATCCGCCTGACGCCTTGCTTCACGCCCTGCAATATCCGTCACGCCCGTCATGTACGGGCTCATGTAATCTTGAACGGAACCGACCTGACCTAGCCCGGTGTTAAAAGTACCCGCTTGGTATGCAGAAGGCGCTTGGTATCCAGAAGTAACCTGACCAACTGACGGCCCACCAGAAGGCGTGTACCCCATCCCGCCAGCAGTCTGCCCCGCTTGAGTAGCAAATTGAGAAGCGGTGCCAAATTGGGACGGAGTGCCTAGCCCGCCGATACCTTGGAACGCCCGAGACTGAAGCTCCGAAGGCCCAGCAAACCGCTGGCCGGTGTACTCTTGAAACGGCAGGTTGGCAAGTCCCTGCCCCTTACCCAGCATGTCATAGACATACGAGGAAAAGTTTGGTGACAGGGTGGATTGGGAAGGATCAAGTGCGGCGGTTGCCATCATGCTCTCCTTTGGAGACTGTTCATCAGTGCGTACATTTCCTGTGAGCCGCCGTTGTCGTCAACCACGTACTTCGGAACATACGCTTCACCTCGGGAAACCTTTGCCGGTGTCTGCCCGTTGGGGCCGTGGATCACCGCAGGGGTCAAATCTTTGCGCCCGGTAGGGTCAGGTGGGCCTCCGATCATTCTCGCACCTGGGACCAAAGAAGCAAGTCCTCGTGGACCGCCAGCGCCGTCAACGGCTTTCTTGGTCATAACAAACCCGCCGTCTTCCATCTGCACCTGACCACCTTGGGCGTAAGCCTGCATCAAACCACCATTTGCCGCGTACCGAGCAATGGGGCCGTACTTGCCTTGCGTCATCGTGCGGGTAACCGGGGTGGGTCCAACGTAGGCCATTCGCGTACCGCCGCCACCTGCCCGCTGACGATCCGATGCCGCAGCAAGCGCAGCAAGAATTGCCATGATGCCTTGGTTGGTGCCTGCAAAATTTAACGCTTTGCCGCCGATGTTCTTGATGTTTGAGAACAGTCGGTCCCAACTCGTTCCGCCAAACGCTCCCGGCGTCTGTGGATTGGTGGGCATAGGGTAATCGCCCGGTTGATCACCAGTAGTTCCTTCAAGTCCTTGATAGTCATAAACAGGCGTACCAAGATCTTGTTCGTATGGGTTGTTAACGTCATACCCATAACTTGCAGGATCGTCTACGGTGTAGAAACCGGAATAATCATTCATATCAACCTCTTCCCATCAAACCCAACAGGTCTTGCTGCTGGTCGTAAATTGTTCCAAACGGGCTTGGCGTGTTAATTTGCGCCACCTGATACAGATCAGGCTTGTCCTCGTCTTGGTTCATCATGCCCATAAACGCAAACAAACCGCTCAAGTCCATGCCCGATTGTGCCGTAGATGGGCTAGGTGCAGGAGATGGCGAAGGGCTTGGTCCCGGCGCAGCACTTGGTCCCGGCGCTGAAGGAGGAGTGGGTGCGGGGGCAGCAGTTGGGGTAGGTGCCGGGGTAGTTGGCTCAGCCGTCAGCAGAGGCTGGTCAAACTCGGGGAAGAGTTCAGGCTTAGCGGGCGTACCTGTTACCTCTATCTGCTGACGATACAACTCAGGAAAATAATCCTGCATCAGTTGCTCAACCGTAGCCGGATCTTCAATGTTTGCTTCAAGGAATTGGTTCAGTTCCCTCGGGTCCATGTTGGTGCTGGGCGCTTCCTTGCTACCCAAATCTGCATCCGGATACCTAATAAGCAAATTTTCGATGTCCTCGTACACCTCATCTGAAGGAAGCGTAAAAGAAGGGGGGGGAGCAGGCGTAGGAACAGAAGGCTCTGCCGTCAACAGAGGTGCGTCAAACTCTGGAAAGAAAGAAGGCGCTGTCTCAGGATACCTAGCCAACAAGCTATCAATGTCGTCTTGAACCGCTTGCGCTTCCTCAGCATCAAAGAAGCCAGATGTCTCAGCGCCGCCGTATCCACCAGTAGACGTATTGTCTAAAACCGGACCAAGTTTTGTGATGGCGTTGAAAATCTTGTTTGGGTCGCCCCCAGATTGAGCGGCCTGAATACCAAAATTCACAAGTTTAGGGTCAAGCCCCAAGTCGCCCGTTATTCCTGAAAAGCCGCTATTCAACAACGATCCTGCAACAGCACTACCTATATCTCCACCACGAATGGCGGTTTGTGTAGCTGCTTTGATAGCAGCGTCTACTGCTGGTGTGCCTGTTGTTGGAATCTGAGGGATTACAAAAGATGGAGCCGCAGTCATTACTGCGGACTTCAATACATCCTCGATGCCGCCGCCTTGCAGCGCCGTGTTTGCACCTCCAGTTATAGCAGAGCCAAGCGCGGCAGTCTGCGCCGCAGATAGTCCAGAAATTCCTAGCGTACTAGCCGCCGCACCCCCAAGCATTCCGGCCAACGGACCTGCACCAACAGCAAATGTTGCCAGTGGTGCCATCTCCTTTGCCAACCCAAAAGAAGTGTCAAACAAATCCTCAAAAAAACCACTAGAAGACGGGTCTTCAACTGCGTCATATCCCAATACTTTGCCGGTCGGGTCAAGTATTTGGCGCGTTTCCCCGGGACGGGCACCCACTTTTTGGCTTAGAATTTTCTCTAAGGGTCCTTCGTAGCCGCTACTTGCTTCTGACTCGATTACATACCCGCGCTGAGGTATGTACATCGTGTCGCCAATAGTAATTGGCACACCATGAGTAGCAGTTGACCAATCTACCCCCAAAAAATTGTCGGTCTTTGGAAGCGCAGGAGTAGAAACGGCCGGCTTAAAACGGTTGTAATATGAATCCGGTTTATTGTAGTTGCCTATTAAGTTATAACCTTCATCCCCCAGCGTATACAAATATCCGCTGGAGTCATCTGCGTAGTAATAACCGCCGTCATCAGCTTGTATAGGTCGCATGCTAAACCTCAGTATTAACCTATCACTGCGTCAAATCGTAGAAGGTCAAAGACCCGATGGCCGCACCGGAGGAGCCCGACAACACCCGGATGCCCAGCGTATAGATATCACTCGTCCCCGTCAAGGAGGAACCCAACTGAAGATCCCAGTTGTACGCCGCAGGTTGGTTGATCGTCCCGCTGGACTGGTTTGTGGCCTTTACGTACTGGATATCTACGATGGTGCCCACCGTCATGGCCGTGGCAGAAGTGTCCATTTCCACGTTGGCATCGCTTGAGACCGCAGCCCAAGAGGCCCCAGTCAGCCCCGTGCTGTTCTTTGCCAGAATAACCTCAAAGTCATCCCCCGTCGAGGTCGGCATCACGTTAAATTTTACGGGCAGCACTACTGCGTTCAGCGCCGTGGAAGCCAACCGGATGGACACCAAAGGGAGAAAGGTCGTGCCAATTGAAGTTTTGGTCGTTGTCCTGCGGGCAACGTGCTCGATGGATGTCTGCTCGTAGCCACCTTCTGAAACCACCGAGGAGCAAATTTGTTTCAGGGACGAAGCGCTTGCAGTTGCTGCGGTGTTGGTAATCTCATACCTAATCGGCAGAATAGCCGTAGTCATGTACACAGAAGTGATGTCGTTTGCGTTCTCAAACGTGTGGCAGACAATGTACTGCCCGTCAATGATGAACCCACAACGAACCGAACCTACCCCAAGCCACTCAAAGTCCATCCACAAAATTTGTGCTTTGGTCAGGTCAAGGGTAAACCCTGATACACCAGTACCATCAAGTTTGTCGCCGTTCCAGTCTGCTTGGTTGATCGCCCGCGCATCGCTGACAGACCCTGTGATGTAAGACCTCAGGACAAACGAGACGGTACTGTCTGCTTGCTGGATGAACACGCCGTTCTGGGTTCCAAAGTACCCCACCCGCTGGCGAAGCCCGGTTTTGGCAGTGTTCATGACGAACGTAGCCAAACACAACAACCCCTTACCCGGCTGGTACGGCATGCACCTGTAAGTTTGTCTTACAACTTCAGAACCGCTGGAAGTGGTGACATCCATCCGCACCGATGATTCGTTGGGCAGGTACGTGGTTGACCCTCCAGTGGCCGTGCTCGTGTCAAATTGGTTGTCAATAGCGTAGCGGTTCTGAGAATCAAAGATGGTGTATGGTGCGCTTACACGTACCCGGCCAAAGGCGTCAACATTGGTCCCGCCGATGGAAACTGGGACAGCGCTTCCTGTTGTAGTCACGATCTGCTCCAGCAGGTTGTCTAGTTGGTTGAAGTACAGGCGAAGGATGTTGACGAGGTTATCCAAATACCCCTTGTCGTAATCCTGCGTAGGCTTCGGCAGCGGCGGCGCTCGAAAGCGCTTGATGATGGTTGACCAGATAGTCACGATTTACGTCCGTCTGGCTTGAGGTCGATTCTGGGCGCGCCCAACTGCCACTGCACGCCGATCTGATCCGATGCCGCCTTGATGGACATCTGCCTTCCACGAACACGGATGTTGACTTGGCCCGTGTACTGATCCACCGGGATCGTTGTGCTCCTGATGACCGGGTAAGAATTCTCACCCGCCACTGACATATCCGAAGTCACAGACGCAACGGGCGTGATGCCTCGGGTATACCCTGAGCCTGAGTTCTGCAGAGGAAGCAGCGTCAAGTTCATCGTCGGGCTGGTTGCGGTAGACCCCGTAAAATTTACGTCAGGGATAACCCGCCACACAAACCCAAAGTTGTGCCCATCGTCAATGTCAAATTCTGACGAAGTGATGTACGCCTCAATGGGAAGCGTTGTGGTTGTTGCGTTGTCATCCACCCCAGTTTCGTGGTTGAGCAAGCGCCGGTTGTAGTCAACAGCCATCGGCACATCGCTGGCAACGCTGGTGTCAATCCAGGCCGTGCGGCCCATCATGCCGTAATACCAAGCCTTCTCAACGTAGTTGTAGATCACATAACGGTCCACAACCGTAGAACTTGCAGAGCAGTAGAACCACCAAATTTCGTTGAACTGCTCGTTGGTAGAACTAAAGACCTGTTCTGTCTGGTTGGTGTTGAAGTCACTGAAAACGTACTGCCGCAGATCGCAGACAAGTGTTTCCACACGCCCGTCATAACGGTAGAACTTGCCGTTACCCATCCAGTAGGTAACACCAGAAGCCGTGGCCCAGGCTCTGTCGCTCACGATTGAAGTGTTGTCTGACAGAAGCTGAGATCCCCGCACTACCGGGGGGCCGAGGTACTGAAGCGAGTACAGGGCGGTGTCAGACCACACCAAGAACTCCTGGCGAACCTGAGCGGCAGCTTCAATTCTTGAACCGTGAGACAGACGCAGACTGCCTGCTTGGTTGGTTACCGCAGGGGTCCAGTTGACGGCACTTTCTTGGTCCGACCAGCGGATGAGCATGGTGTCTTGAGTAGCCGATCCGTAGTCGTTACACCCAAACGCCAGCACGAAACGGGAGGTGTCAGACACCAGAACAAGATGCTGAACTGTCGGAACGTCAGATGCACCAGACAAAGAAGACAGCGCCACGCCTCGGGTGGTCAATCCAGAGGTCTGATCCCAGTAGTACAGAGGCCCGTCTTTCGGGCCGTAGATCAGGTCTTCACCAAAATTGTCGTGGTTCCAAATGCGGATGCTTGTGGTACTTGTGGCCCCAACCCCCCATCCACCGCCGCTCCAAGGCCCTGCGCCCCACCCGGAAATGCCCGTTTGGATCTCATCACCGACATTGATCTGATATGCCGCATTTACCGTGCCGCCACCGGGGCCAGCAGTGGATGAAGCATTGGAACTT